GTAGATACAAACTATGTTAAACTTGCTGATCTAGATGCATTAATACAAGCCTATCTAGATTCAATAACTCCAACCACTCAGCAGAACGCTAAGATGGTTCCATTCACTGCAGTGGAATACTATGGTCCATTATCTAATTTTGATGGTTCTGGAAAAGGTATTGCAGGCTTAGGATGGGATAAGATTTATATATGTAATGGATCTAATGGTACTCCTGATAAAAGGGGTAGAGTGGGTGTAGGTGTAACAACAGGTGTTCCTGGAGGAGCAATGTCTGCTGCAGTAGATCCAGCTGTTCCTGGTAATCCTACATACACATTAAACTCAGTGAATGGCACAAACAATGTTACTCTTACAACTAACCAAATGCCTGTGCACACACATACAACCACACCTATTCCTGTTAGTCATACACACTTTATATTTGGTAACACTGTACAATCAAATGCTGCCTCCACTATTAATACTGTAGATCAAGTTGCTTATGCTAGAACTGTTAGTTCTCAAGATGTTAACTATCAAGCTATGTCTGCTACAACCCCAGCAACTTTAGGAAAAAGTAGTTCTGAATCTATAAGTGCAAATGTCACTGTTAATAATGCAGGAGGTGGATTATCACATCCAAATTATCAGCCAGCTTTGGCAACAAATTATATTATATACATTCCTTAATTTTAAATTATGTCTTGTTTACCAGGAATGCCTTGTTATAATGAAGCTTATAGAATTGCATTTCCATTTGCATGTAATGATCCTTGTATATCTAGTTTTCAAATTATATACAATGGTCCAAATTTACCTTGTACAGGAATTCAATCTAAAGATAATCTAGAAGTAGCTTTACAGAAGATAGATAATAGAATGTGCTCTGATGAATTTATAGCACATATTATAGATACAATTGAGAACACTCCTCTTCTCCAAGCATACTTTTGTCAATTAGTAGCTTCTTGTTCTAGTACACCTACTACAACAACAACATCTACTTCTACTAGTAGCACAACTACTACAACAACAACAATAGCACCAACAACTACAACAACCACCACCACTGTTGCACCAACCACCACTACCACAACAAGTAGTACATCTACTACTACCACTACAACTACAATAGCACCAACTACAACAACTACAACAAGTAGTAGCACTACAACTACAACAACAACAATTACACCAACCACAACAACCACTACTACTACAATAGCACCTATTCCTCCTGGAACATATACTATTGGAGAATCTGCATTAGGTGGTAAGATTGCATATATATTACAACCAGGAGATCCTGGATATGATGCAGCTAGTGAACATGGATTTGTAGTTAATTCATCCGATGTAAACTATTCTTTATGGGGATGTGATTCTACTAGTATACCAGGAGCAGATGGTACTGCGATTGGTACAGGAAACCAAAATACAATTGATATAGTTGCAGGATGTCCTACATTAGGAATTGCTGCTAGAGTATGTAGTGATTTAGTTGAAGGAGGATATTCTGATTGGTATCTACCAAGTAAAGACGAGTTGAATAAAATATATATAAATAGAGGTTTAATTGGCACTTTTACTAGTGCTAATTATTGGAGTTCTTCAGAAGTATCTTTTTCAACTGCTTGGGAACAAAGTTTTATTATTCCTGGAACCCAAACTATTCGTTCTAAAAGTTTTTCTAATTACGTTAGAGCAATAAGAAGTTTTTAATTAAAACCAATAAGATATGACAGTATTAATAACACTTACATTAGCAGGTTCTGATACAGGACCATTTGATTTGTATTCAGATGTAGATGGATTTGTAGTTCCTTTTGAAAATAATGTACCTAAATCTTCTTTAGTATCAGGATACACATCTTCTTTAGTTCCAAATGGAACTATAGTGATAAGAGTGAAATCTGATTCTGTATGTATTAATTATATTGATTTAATAATTAGTGGCACTACCACTACAACTACTAGTACATCTACTACCACATCCACAAGTACATCTACAACTACAACCACATCTACAACTACATATCCATGTGAGTGTGTTAGATTAGAAAATACAACAATTGACGAAATATTTATAACAATTACACCTTGCGACACAGGGGTTCCGTTTCCACAAGGTGTACCAGGAAATAGTGTAGTAACAGAATGTGTAGTGACAGGTTCAGTTGAAGCTCCACCTCCTGTAGGAATTACAGTGACTTATTGCCCTGGTGTTCCTGAAACCCCTCCTTGTATTAGTGAAGGTGATTGCGGTCTTTGTGGAGCTACATAAAATATAAAAATCCTGTTTTGTTGGTTTTACAGGATTCTCCTGAGATTAATTTCTCAGGAGTTTTTTTATTTATAACTAAATTGATTATAGCCAATAACTTAGTTAGTTTAAATTATTTGGTATTTTAAAAAACTATTTTGTATCTTTACTAAATTTTTATATAAACTCGACTATATATGTCTGAAAACCAAGAGCTTCTACATCAGTTAAAAAGACTGTTGAAGCAAAAAGGAAGTAAAAGTTTTTATGCCAAAAAGCTTGGAATTAGTGAGATGGAAGTTAATAATTTACTTAACCAGTTGAAAAACAACAATGTAGATTATCAATCATCTCGTAAAGTGAACAATGAAACAGGAACAATAGAAAGCATATTAATACTAAGCTATGAACCTAAAGATGATATTGAGTTAGCTAGATTACATAAGATTAATTTAGATAAATATATCATTACAAACTATTGGTCTAAACTACTTCCCAATGGAAAATTTACATCTTCAGTATTTTCCAAACTTAAAAAACCAAACGATTATACTCCTGAAGATTTTGCTAAATTTTTAGTAGATTATAAATCTAACTATAAAGAACAAGTTCAACCTAAGAACGAACGTGCTAAAGTGATAGATGTTGAAATATCTCTATCTGATTATCACTTAGCTAAAAGACATATAGATGGAGATAACTCACCATCTAAAAGATGTAAAAGATATTTTAAAGCAGCTACATCATTAGTATATGATGTAAAAGCATTGTATGATATTGATAAAATTATATTTCCAATATCAAACGATTTCTTTCATACAGATAATTATCAACATCAAACAACTAATGGTACTCCACAAGATACCATTATTGATTATGCTGATGAATATGAATTAGGATTTTCTCTACTTGTAGAGACCATCACTATGATGAAAAAAGTTTCTAATAAAGTGATTGTTGTATTAGTACAAGGTAATCATGATAAAACTAAATCATATTATCTAGCACATGCTTTAGAAGTTTACTTTGCAGCAGATCCTAATATCATCTTTAATAGAGAACATAGTGTAGTGAAAGCTGTTGTATTAGGTAATACATTTATTGGTTATCATCATGGTAACTGTAAGATAGAAGATCTTCCTTTATTGTTTGCAACACATCCTGAATATAGTCAAGCATTTGGTAATGCTACTTATAGAGAAGTGCATACAGGAGATAAACATCATTACATGGCTAAAGAAATTAAAGGAGTGAGAATACAACAAATGCCTAGTTTATCTGGAACAGATAGATGGCATTCAGATAATAACTTTGTACACTCAGTACGTGCAGCCCTCGCTTTAGTTTATGATAAAGATTTAGGTAAAATTAGTGAGTTTGAATTTAGATTATAAATAATGTCAACATTAAGAAAGTTAGTTTCAGATGTACGTTCTATGCATAAAATCCTATCAACAGATAGTTTGATTACAGATAGAGCTATTGCTTCTGAAGTGAGGAATAATAGTATTTTATTAATTAAGAGAGAGACTAACCTTAGAAAACTCTGGGCCACTAGCACTCTATTCACTACTATTCCATGTCTTGAAATGATTGAGGTTCCTATTTCTGAATGTTGTGATTATCAAGATCCTTGTAACGTTGCTAGAACTAGATACAAAATTCCTCGTATATCTGAAGGAAACTATCAATACCTTATTCAAGGAGTTTATTCTATTAATGCTATGGGAGGCACAGGAACTAAACTAAAAGAGATTACCATCAATAGATATACAAATTTGATAAAACTTCCAATTATAAAAAAGGAAGAATATTATTGGATATTAAATGATTATCTATATGTAAATAATCCATTGCTTCAAGCAATTAGACTTGCTGCTTGTTTTGAACAAGAAGTTCCTAATGAGCTTATGTATCCTGAAACTGGATGTGGGGGCTGTGGACCAACTGATGAAGATTGGTGTATGAATCCATTAGATAAACCATTTTCTCTTCCAGGATATCTAGAAAAGCAAGTGCTAGATTTAACATCACAAAAGCTCTTATCCACCTACTTCCAATTAAAAACTGATATTACATCAGATAATATAGATGGTCAGGCTCCTAATGTACCACCAACAAGATAACATGCATGCGTACCAAAGTTGATTGGAGAAGTTCTAGCAAAGATAATTATAACAACTTCTGTAAGAAACATAATTCTATAAAGATATCATTCGATGAATGGAAAGTTATAGTGTATGCATTTAATGAATCTTATAAAGAATACATTCTAGAAACTGGTGAGAGAGCAAAACTTCCTTTTGGTTTTGGAGAGTTTTCAATCAACAAAAAGAAGAGAAGAAAAACAAAAGGAATAAATGGCAAAGAGTTTGTTAATCTTCCTATAGATTGGCAAAAAACTAAAGAGAAGGGTAAAGTAATTTATAACTTCAACTACCATACAGAAGGCTACTTCTTTGGATGGATGTGGTTTAAAGATACAGCTAGATTCAAACATCTAGAACTATGGTACTTTAAACCTTCAAGAGCTACATCAAGACTACTATCACATTTCCTTAAAATTGAGGATAAATATCAATATCTATATCAAGAGTGGAAAAAATAATTTAATATTATGAGTTACTATTATAAATATAATTTTGTTTCTCCTGAACCTGTTTACTCAACTGTAAAGGAAGAATTAAAAAGCTACTTTGATACAGGTGCTGTGGATGACTTAATGTTTCCCACCTATCTTGATAAGTGTCTTAGAAAACTAGGAAGAGCCACTTATGTTATAAGTGAACAAGCTTTAGTAATTGAAGATTTTGAAGCTAGACTTCCAGATAATTTTTTTGCTGTTAGAGAAGCTTGGATGTGTGCTGAAATCTCTATGCGACCATATCAAGATGCTAGTTCATTTTATTCTCAAGCTGCTTCACTCACCACTATCCAAGTGGCTCCTTTAACTATAGGAGGTACACCTTGTAACAGTCCCTCATGTCGTAATCCTGAGTGCGATGGCACTTGTATGCCTGAACTTATTCAAGCTGTTTATAAAACTAACACCTCTGTTCCAAGATCTTATCAAAGACAATATTTATTAAAACCAGGTAATATTTCTGCAAGACAAAATTGTAGTGTGGAGTATACAAATGCTTGGGCATTTACAGAAAATACATCTAACAGTAATAGAAACTTTACTCCAGGATCTTCTAGTTATGATTCATTTGATGTTAGAGATAATAAGTTTGTAACTAATTTTAGAAATGGTATTGTACATTTAATTATGTATGCTACAGAATATGATAGTGGAGGTAATCAAATGATTCCTGATAACTATCGTATTAGAGAATTTGTTGAGGCATTTCTTAAATATAAAGTGTTTGAAACTTTATCTAATCAAATCAATGATGAAACTTTTAATCAAATACAGCAAAAGATGCTTTATTATAAACAACTTTCTGATGAGGCATTCATCATGGCTGATATTGAAATAAAGAAACAAGATGCTTGGACTAAACAGAGAAGAATTAAAAATGATCTGAATAGGTTTAATATGTATGAACTTCCTAATAGAACTAATAGATTCGGAAGAAGAAATAACTAAAGTTAACCATGGCAGAAGATAGCAATAATATAGTTACGAAAATAAAGAATCTGGTTAGTCCTGATAGTAGTGCTGTTAATCAAGAATATAACAGTGCCACTGTTGGCTTAAATTTAGATCAATCTATTAATCAGATTAACAAAGGCAGTCTTACGTATGCTTTAAATGCTGCTGTAGAAAACTTTGATGCAAATTCTGTCAATTATCAAAACGAACCAGGGAATGAACTTTGTTTTGATTTTCCTGAAGGATATCAACTGATTGGTACTCATTCTATATTTGAAAAAAATAAACATATATTCTTTATTGTAAATCCTGAAACAGAAGATTCTGAAATAGGATATATGGATAACAATGATTGTGTATATCGCACTCTTGTTAATGCTAAATGTTTAAACTTTAATATTAACAATCCTATTCATAAATCAGTACACAAGATAACAAATTGTACTACAGAAATTTATTGGACTGATGGATTAAATCCTAGAAGATATCTAGATATAGATAAGATTCCTTATATTCAAACTTATTCTTCAGACTTGTGTGATCCACAATTTACTGAAGAACTTGATTGTAATCAATTATTACTTCAACCTAACTTTTCTATTCCTCAGTTAGAAGTGACTGACATCAATACTGGTGGAGACTTAATTGCTGGTACATATCAATTTGCTATTCAATACTCAGATGCTATAGGATTTGGTTACTCTTCTTATTATTCAGTAACCAATCCCACACCTATTTCTGATCCACAATTCACCACCCCTAATTTTAATTATCCAGTAGGTAGATCTATTGAGCTCACTATATCTAATCTAGATGTAACAGGACAATGGCAATATTATAACTTAGCTGTTATAAAGACCATTAACGCTATTACATCTGTAGAATTAGTTGGTACATATTTTATTGATGAGGTTTCAACAGTGATAACTTACACTGGACAAAATCAAGAACAAATAAGACTTACGCTTCAAGACATCTTTGAGAAGTTTCCATATTATGAAATAGCTCAAGATGTTACAATGGTGAGAGACATTCTTGTATGGGATCAATTAACATCTATAGATAAAGTTAATTACCAAAGAATAGCAAATCAAATAACTCTTCAATGGCAATCATATAGAATTCCTAATACAGAAACTTATGCTGATGGACTTAATGCAACTAACCTTCGTGGGTACATGCGTGATGAGGTGTATGCATTTGAAATTGTATTCTTATTAAAAAATGGTAAACAAACTGATGGCTTTCATATTCCAGGAAGAGCTGCAAATGGTAATGACCTATATCCTGTTTCTCCTACTAATAATGATTTTATAGGAGAACCAGATCCTCTTACAGGAACTAGTCCTTGGTGGAAGATATATAACAGTGCCACTGTAACAGGATTTTCTCCAGAGTATAACACTTCAGTTGACTATAAAGGTAATTACCAATATGGTGACTTTGCTTATTGGGAATCAACAGAAACATATCCATGTAATGAATTAGTTTGGGGAGACTTATCAAACCAACCAATTAGACATCATAAGTTTCCAGATGCTCTTATAAGTCCTATTTATGAATCAGCTATATTCTCCTCTCCAGGAGCAATGACTGTACAAAAGGATGCTATATATCCTATTGGTGTAAGTGTAGACTTATCACAGATAGCAGTGTTAATTGGTTCATCAGGTCTTTCACAAACTGAGAAAGATAATATAGAAGGCTTTAAGATTGTAAGGGGAAATAGAAACACAAATAGATCTATTGTTGCAAAAGGTATTCTTAGAAATGTTGGTAAGTATGATAGAGAAGGAACTGAATACTACTATCCTAACTATCCTTACAATGATCTTTCTATA